CCAAGAGTTATCACTAATACTATTCCATGCATTATTCAAATTTGATTCTAATAAACTTTTGTAACTGTTACCTTTTGAGAAATATCTTTCTGGTAGTTGTTTTACATTTGTAAACCATATTACAGTAGCTTCAGGAAAACATAACAATCTTTGTTTTAATTCAACTTCGTCATGTGTTGTGATTACAAAGAATAATTCTCTTTCAATAACTTTTAGGAATGTAGGATTGATTTCATGAAAACGTATGTCGTTCATTGAAGCTTGATCGACTTCATTGAATCCAAATAAATCTGCATCTGTTAAACATAAATCATTCCATACATTTGAATTATGTACCGTGTGTAATGATTCAATCAGATAAAAATATTTTTCTTGTTGTGTATAGTTTATTTTTCTGTAATCTTGTAAAACAGAATTACTAGACAATGTTAATCCATTACCAAGTGTCTTACCACCTGTACCTGTTGGATAATGTAATATTATACAATTAGTTTTACGATCTCTTAAATCTATAACTTTCATTAAACACTATTTCCAGTCTAGTTTTTCTAAAGAGAATGGATAGTTTGCATCTTTATAAAAGCGTTTACGTTTTGTTAAATGTCTTTTAGCGAACTTACAAGTTGATGTAATATCCCATATTTGTACAAAGTCTTTGTCCTCTGCTTTACGTACACCACGTCCAATTGATTGTATTACTCTAACAAATGACTTACCTGGTTCGATTAACATTAAATTAAATATTCGCGGAATGTTAATACCAACTGCGGCAACACCATACGTTGCTACAATTATTTTATCATCAGAAGTTTTTACCTCGTCATACTGTTCTTTTCTATCAGCACCTTTTGTTGAGCCACTTACAAATACAGCAGTTTCGCCTAATCGTTCTACTAAGTCTTTACCTGCTTGTACTCTATCTACTAGGACTAATGTATTACCACCTTCATTTGCTTTAAGTATCAGTTGTGACATAACATCCAATCTATCTTCATCACTTAACAAATACTTCAATTCACTTTGGTAGTTTGTATGTTCGGCATGATCAATTAGTTGTACTATGTTGACATGACAGTTTGCTAATACACCTTTGTCTTGTAATTCTTTTGCAGATACTCTGTTTATAACATCACCAATACTTACTTGTAATGATTTAAACTCATGATCATCTTTAGGTACTGTACCTGTCAATCCCCAACGTAATGGAACTTTAGCAAGTGGACCAGTAAGTAAAGTTTTTAATGCATCAGCCTTTGCTGAATGTACCTCGTCAACAATAACAGCAACCACATCTTCAACAAATTCACCTATTGTTATGTCTGCCATTCCAGCCTTTGTGTTCTTTAATAAACTATTTAAACTTTGCCAAGTACATATAGTATGCGTTTTACCAAATTCCTTTCTATCACCAAAGAATACACCTACATCTAATTGCATGTTAATGTAATCTTCTTCTGTTTGTACAACTAATGATTTGTTTGGAACAATTACAATTGATCTACCGTAACGTTCTACACGTTCCGAGAGTGCAGCAGTCATTAATGTTTTACCAGCACCAGTTGCTACTTCTTGTAAACACTGTGGATTTTTTAAGTAATCGTTTATTACTTGTATTTGATAGTCACGTAATTCGACAGGTTGTCCTGCAACTGGATGTCCATCAGGCCATTTAATATGTTTGTATGAATTTTCACTTACCAGTTCTAAATCAAAGTTACGTTCGTAGTCTCTTGTATCCTCTAATTCAAAATCCCAACCTTCATCCATTAAAGTCGAAAGTATTTCAGGTAGTAAGTTTACATATGTACTTCCACCTAAATTAAAAAAGGACACAGTGCCATCCCATCTACCTAAACGGTATGCTGGCATAAATCTGGCACTTGGTATTTCGTATTTAAATTGTCGGACAAGTTTTTTGCGCATATCAAGACTTAAGTCTTTCAAGTTACAATTTACTTCATCACGTACTACTATTTTCGCTAACATAAACACTACTTATTAATAGGGTGGGTAACACACAACAAAACAAAAAAAGGAAAAAAGTGTGTTACCCGAGTTACAGGTGCAAACTCTACATCTACACCTGAGGAGACGAAGGTTTTCTTGGACTTTGGGAAGGGTATGGAAACTACCCTTAAAACCTACGTCTCTTATTCACTATCAACTATACTTCATACAAGTATTCATTGCTAGGAATCTCCATTTCTCAGGATTGACTGTATATAGATCAGCGATCTTTAAAGCCATCCTAAGACTCATTTCATTTAACTTATCTTTATGCTCTTCCATAAAGTCAAGTATTTCATTCTCAGTATTACTATCAAGATTATAACCTTTAAATAGTTCACCTGTTTTTGCAATTTGTTTAACTCTTAAAATCTTATCACGCATAGTATCTAATGTAAGGTCTAAATAGTGACATCTGCTTTGTAATGCCGCTAGGTGATCCTGTAACTTTTTACTACGAATGTTTGAAAATTTCAAGTTAGTAATAAAAATTACACTTGCATGAAAGTCAAATACGTGTGGAATACCTTCTCTACGCAATACGTGCGAGTCTGAACTCCAGTGTACTCTTCTACGTTTTCCACTATCAAGTGCCGCTTTTAAAATGTTTAAACTTAACTCATCGTGTAGAATTGCATCACAATCATCAAACACTAGTACGTGTCCTTTAGTACTATGTCTAAACAAAGTTGCATACAATCCAATAGGTGTCATCGCACCTTTTACAACTTCATACTTAGGTCTTTGTTGTGCAATAGTATCAAACATATTTGCTTTACTAAGTTGCTTTTCAACACCATAAGATTTACCAACACCTGGTGGTCCACTAACAATCATTGCTTTTACATCAGAATTAATTGATGCTTTAGTCATTTCGTCTAAGATATCAAACCTAGCACCGATACGCTCCATGATCTGGTCATCTGTTTCTTCTTTATTACTAACAGTCTTAACTGTTGCATTCGAAGGTAACGGTATAACACTGTCATTCATATGTGTTGTTGTTGGATCCGTGTATACACTTATAGTTACTTTATCACCACCATAAGTTCCATTAGGTCTCACACGATAGTATGTACCTTTCCTACTCTCAAGTGGTCCTTGAACTAATTTGAATTCTTGATTTTTAATTAATTGACCAAGGTATGTACCTTGTTTAATAGTAATATTTCCCATTTTTTCCCTTTTTTTGTTTTTGTTAAGTTATATTATACACCGACTAAAAACAAAATACAAGGTTTTTTTTATTTTCTTGTTATATCTTCTTCAATACACTGTTCACCGTATTGAATTTCTACTATTCTACAAGGTTTATCGTATGGGTTGTATAGTTGGTGCCAGTCACCACATATGATAGTATATTCGTCATGTTTTTCAAGTCTTACAACAGGCATTTGATAACCACCTTCTGTTTGACTTAATACTTCACAAGCACCTTCTGTTACTAACCAGTATTCGTTGCGTTTCGCATGTTTCTGCATTGACAGTTTTTGTCCAGGATCAACTGTGAGTTCCTTTACTTTAGTACCTTGAACTTCGTGTATGATTCTGTAGTAACCCCAATCTCTTTCTGTTTTGGGTGCTTTCCAATTATCTAATATCCAACTTGATGAATTTGCTTTACGTTTACCACCTACTCCAAATGCAAATGTTACATCTTGTGTTGTGGCGTCTGCTTCAGGAATATTGTTGTGGTCTCTGTCACCACCATTGGCAAAAACTATATCGTGATAAGGATATTTGTCGCCTACTTTATATATACAGTCAATTGCAGAACCATCGTAATCATCAAAAGCAATTACATCATCCACACATTCTAGTTCTCTAATAATACTTGCACGTTCTTCCCACGGCATAAATGGGCGACCTTTTTTACGTGTTAACCATTCATCTGAGTTGAGTCCAACAATTAATATAGATTCTCCATCATCACCTAATGCCTTAGCTGCTTTGAAGTATGCTATGTGTCCTGAATGTAATGGGTCGAAGCCCCCTGTTACTATTGTTGCTTTCATCTATATTCCAAAATATTGATTACTGCCACTTATCCAAGATAAAACAAGTTCTTCACGTTTAACATAACCGTATTTATTGATAAGATTAACAGCACTGTCTGGTAATAAACCTGTATCTGCTAAGTTATACCAAGTTGTAGTTCTAGGATCCATTGGAGTTAGATCACTTTTATAAACTACACATCTTATCCATCCATTATTTTCCTGAAAATAACCATCACTACAATCAAATCCATTTAACGCAAGTATTTGCATTAGTGAATCAACAGTATGATTAAAATAAATGCCACTTTCTCGTGAACAGTGAAATTTATTGTATACAGTAGTTACAGAAGTAGGTATTTGGATAACAAGCATACCACCTTCATTTATTAATTTAGACCAATATCTCAATGTGTTAATTGGATTTGTAGCATACTGAAAACTATCATGTGACCACAAAACATCATAGTTAATTTTTGAATATATTTCTTCCTCAAAGTCTTGTTTTGTATATATTATATTTTGTGCGCCTTGTGGTATGATGTCGTCGACTAAATCAATACCATAACATTTGATGTTTAATGGTACTTTATTTCCGTTGTCATCTTCTATTGATGCATTTGCCCACCATAACAAATCTTTTGCATGTTTACCACACCCAATATCTAATACATTAGATATACTGATCATCAATTCTTCAAATTGTTCTAATTCGTTTAGTACTTCTAAACTATGTGTATGACTATCGTTGGGATTAGAAAAACTCATTTGATAACTTACTAAAATATTCCATCATTGTTGTATTGTGTCGTTTGTTATAGTAGTGTACTAATTCGACGTTCTTATTTATACGTGGCCATAATTCTTTACGCAAATCTGTCATCTCATCAATATTGTATTTTTCAGTAATCTTTTTTAATTCGACAACCATAGTTTGCATACGTGTTTCAGAGTCATTAATAGTGTCATAACTATGATCAATAATATCATCAAACACATCGAAACCTAAATTTCTTACCACATTTACAGTACCAGGAACAGCATTGAAAATAGGAATCTGTCTATACATAAACGATTTAAAAGTTTTTTCAGTGATGAATATCTCTGTCCAGCCTATATCTGTTTGATCACTTGATTCAGTGACAACATAGAGTAAACATGAAAACCAATTATTAGTAGTATTACAATGTTGATCATCCATTCCACCAATTTCACCATCTAGTAATATTGGAATTTTGTGCGGATGTACTGCATTGTGGAACTGTTGGTATTGTGGATGTTCGGAATTATTCCAAATAGGATTTTTTTCTGATCCACAACTAATTAAAAATGTGTCATGGTCAAAATTATCTAATAGTTTTTTTGTTAACTTACATCTTTCTAATGTTGCTCTACGGTTTAAAGATATAAATGATTTTTCAATTGTTATATTTTCCCAATCAACATCTAAACTATCTATGTGATCAACGAATCCACAATGATTTACCATATGTTCGATGTAACACATATAAGGATATTCTGTTTGTTGTGTTATAGCAGAATTAAATAACACACGTACATCATAGTGTTTTGTTAAATAATCAAGAGGTTGAAGTAGTTCTACAGGACCCGGACCTTCATTGCAACAATTAACAATCAATTTATCGCCAGGTTGTAAGTTTATTTGTTCGTTGCTTAATTGTTGTTGGAATACTTTATCAAAAGTTCCGTCATAATAGTGATCACTGTTATTAGGCCAAATTTCATATACAACAACACCATTTATAAATTTGAAAAATGGAAATGTTGGCATTACAATGTAATATCTTCCATTCCAGCAGTACGTAATTTAACTATATGTCCAAGTTGCCATTGTTTAGTATCCAATCCTTTCATGATACCTAACCATTTGTTACGTAATAAGGCTACTTCGTTAATTAATATTTCCATATCAACAACTTCATCTTCACCGTCTACATACTTTTCTACATCTCTACTAGAAAGGCTACGTTGATAGTTTTCTAAATATGATTTAAAGTGTTTACGTCTTATTCTACGTAATTCTATGTTTAGGTATTCCAGTACTGCTTCTATTTCCTGTAGTTGGTGGAAACGATGTTCCGTTACACCAGGTAATTCCTTAATATTTGTTTCAACGTGTCCATGAACAGCAACATCTGACTTTGCATTTGTGAGTTCACTTTCATAATAACTTATGAAATTTGGTAATTGACCTAGACTACTTGTTATTTTGTTATACCACATATTTTGCTAAATGAGGAAATATTTGTTTCCAGTTTGTATTACGTCTTCTATCTAACTCTGTTAAATATGTATTCATTTTACTTATTAAATCAAATTTATTTTGATCAATATTACCTAAACTCTTCATGATACCGTCTAGGGCATTTAATTCATTATCAAAATCCCACACATTCTCTGCTTTGTTTCTAGCATCCATCATTAATTCTTTTACTTTATCAAGTGAATCTCTCCAAACATCATATTTAAATATATTTGGGTGTTGGTATTCACAGTGTGGACTTATTAATGAAATAAGACACATATATGTATAAATGTTTTTTTGTTCACGCCATTTATTAATCTTTACATATAGATCAGGCATATCCTTTATAGTCAACGCACTTATAGTATGATGTATGTTAATTCTTAACCATTCATCGTGTGTAAGAAGATATTCCATATTTTCTTCAAACCATTCCAAATTTAAACCGTGCCGTGCATATACTTGTGCTTCATTCCAACAATCTATACTTGCTGTTAAATCAAAACGTTTAATACAATCGTTATCTTTTAATTTTTTTATACGCTCTATGTATGTTTTGAACTTTTCCGGATTTATACTTAAGTTACTTACTATGTTAAACTCTAAGTCAGGATTTGGATGTGTTAGAAAAAATTCAATAACATCGTCGAAGTCTTTTTGAAAAAATGGTTCACCGCCCAAAAAATGAAAACGTTTCAAACAAGAAGAATTATTTTTCATCCACAACCAAAATTCATCTTTTATTTGTTCACTATTGTCAATCTTTTGTCCAGTGTTTTCTATAACAACACCATTACTTTCAAATTTGCCGTATTTGTTGTTTTCGTGTTCTATCTTACTACTTAACCCATCTAAACAATATGTACAAGCCATATTACAAACATTATCGAAGTAAACTTCAAGTATTGAAGGATTAACATTTGTTATTGTTTGATCAGTCACTACATCATTCGTGTATGAGTCAGGAATGTTGTTCATCATCATTCTGTCACTTACACCACCAGATTCTTCTATATTTTTACAGTACTGGCAACCCCTATCATTAGGCCATTGACCTTTTAACATTAATTCTCTGTCTTTAATTTTTTCAGGTGTATTATGAAAGTTTTTAAAGTTTTCGACTGTTAAATTATTTGCCTTAACTCGGTGACACGACATTGTCCGAGCATTTCTTAATATGACTGTACTCCATGACCATTTTAACGCACAGGCGGGATCAGTTTTAATTGGAAAATGTTGATCAATCATCTTTGTATTTTTTTACTATAAGGTCATCTGTACATCCTGTACAGTAATCAAATTTACACATTGTTGGATGGTTTAATAGTTGCCAATCTGTATCGAGATTACCTAATAGGTCATTATTACACATTCCACTATACACATCATTGTTGTAGTCTATTGATATCCTATCAACACCTGCATGACACTTATAACCGAACCAGTTATCAAATTTATGATTGTGAATCCAATCGGCATTAAGATTCCATTCTTCACCATTGTCTAATGTAACTTTAGTATTATAAAATTTATGATTTTCAAAATTCATAATCTAGTTTACTTTTTATAATTGGATTGTCCCTAATCTTCTTGTTGTAATCAATTAAATTTATGGCATTGCTTATATTGTGTTGATCTAATAGGTTCTTATATTTGACTATTCTATCTTCTGCCCAATATTCGTCCATAATATTAACGTGTAAGAATTTATCATTAGTAATTGTTTTACTTAAATCGATTATTGTTTTAAAAAACTTTGATTCAATAATATGTTCTGTATGTGTACTAAAACTAATATTATCTACGTATTTGAAAAGTTCTACATAGTAACCATACGACGCACTACCATTAGTTGTAAGTAATATTTGTGAGATTTTGTGTTTGTAGTTCTCGTGTAACCATTGAATAAAAACAAGGAAATCTTTATTACTTGTTACTTCTCCACCAGTAAAGGCAATTTTGTATTTGTTTCTGTTTGTTTTACTGAGTATGTCTAACCAGTAATTTTTAAGTTTAGATAAACTTCTATGTTTGTCTGTATTGTTGTGGTATTCACTAGGACAGTACATACAGTCATAATTACATCGTCTACCTAAACTCCAAGTAATAGAAAATACATTTTCAGTAGGTTCTACTTTTACGATTTGGTTAGTCATCCCAATCGTATTCTTCCTCGTATTCGTCTTCGTCCTCGTCTACTTCAACCTCATCCGAATAGTCAGTACACACTTTTTTGATTTCTTCGTTAGTAGTAGCAGCTGCAATCTCTTCTGCGTCATAACCATGTTCTACTAACTTAGCAACAAAATCTTCAAGTGCGTCTTTGTGATCAGGAATATGCTCTAGCATCACTTCCATAATTTCTAAATGTAAATCAAGACTCATCCATTTCCTCCATAACTTCGTTATCAATAACTTCGCTATTTATGTCTTCTATGATTTCTTCTTCTTGTACAGGTACTGGTTCTTCGTAATTTGACATATCTTCCATGACAATGTCTAAACATCCATCATCATTACGTTCCCACGCCTTACGGAATTGTAGGATTTCTTCACCTGTTGATTTAACTACATACTGTAATCTGTTTCCAGACTTTTTAAGTAGTCCTTGTTTTTCTGCTAAGTCTACAAGTCCACTGTATGGGTTCATTCCAGTCTCGTATGGGATTTTAACTTGTACTGCTTCAAAAGGTTTAGCATATCTTGTTTTCATTACTTTACAAGCGGCTCTAATACCTTTTACTTCTGTAGTCTTATTACCTTCTTCATCTTCTTTTAACTTGAGTTTACGCATTGCTACA